TTTTTCTATATCGCTTCCGTAATTCTATTGCCAGTTTGCCACCCCTTACCTTTATCTCAAAGTTGTTATTACATTTATAGATTAAGGTTTAGCACTAGCTACAATAAGGGCAATCTATATAGTCAGTTTTAGAGAATAGTTTATATATTCCATGGCTTATGGATTTAGGTCTATTGTACTACCTCTGTGTATAACAGCGCCAGTGGTATTACTTGTCTTTGTTCCATTAATTGTCTCGGAAGTATTGCCGGCTACTTCTACTGTATAGTTGCCGCCTACCTTTAAGTTGTAGTCACCGCCGGCGTTTAGATTAATCTTTCCTTGTATCGTGTGTATATTGACATCGCCACTGTCCACTTGTATGTTAATGGATGCGCCGGCGCCTATCTGTATATCGTAATGGTTATCTGCTACTCCACTCTTATTGATATAGAGCTTGTGGCGGCCATCAATGGATATATCTGATTGTCCTTGTATTTGTACTTGTTCTTTGTTGGATAGTAGTCTATAGGATTCCCCTTTGATTATCTCTACCTTATTACCGCTACTGTCTATCTCATAGCCAGATCCTGTACGGTGGCGTTGATGTATTCTTTCTGATCCGCTGGTGTCATCATATTCTATTAGATGGCCACTCTCGCTCTCATATACATTGTTCTTTGGATAGCTGGCGTTGTATGGAATCTCTGGCTGGTCAAATGTGTCACCATCGCTGGCTGTCACTAAAGAGCCATCGGCGTTGGCAAAGGCGTTAAAGTCTGCTGTGGCTATACCAGTAATCCTTGTCGCCTTACGAAGTGTAAGAGATAGATGTTCTAAATCCTCATTGTGAACAGCTAATCTATTTGTATCTGGTTCGTCTTTGTACTTTGGATATATTCCATTGGGATCATAGAAGCCTCCGGCCTGTGACAACTCCGCAGGAACTCCAGGTAGTGTACCCATTACAATCATTTCTTGTCTATCGTTACCATCACGGAAGTATCCTAATACCCAAGAGCCTTCAACTAATCCAGTGGCGCTCTGTCCTAGTCCACTAATACCAGCGCTGGTTGACGGAAGCATTGTGTGTGCCCACGGTAGGTCAGATGTAGGGAGTATTGTAGTGTTGGACGTGTGATGACCAAGAGCTCTTACTCTTACTCTGCCCGCTTTGTTGGGATCGTTCCTATCTTCTACTACACCAGTAAACCATAGAAAGCCATTGTGTCCTAAAAATTTATCATTCGCCATTTTATTTTTTCCGATATGCCTCTTGTTTTAATAAGGTCACCATACGCTATTTAATACCATTTAATTAAACCGTGCGCAAGGTGGCGTTTATCTCTTAATTCTATTACATAAACTCTTAATAGTCGCAAGATGGCCTTTAACTTTAAGTAAAATAGGGTCTTTTACATATGTCCAAGGGCTCTCGTCTGCCTCCGATGGACCTTTAAAGTATGACTTGATCTTGTTTCTTTCACGTGCCTCATCAGTGGCAAATGAGTAATCATCTATGATTGTCTTAATTCGTTCTTTAATCTTCATTATCACCTCTCGTTTTATTGTATTTATTCTTACCATCATATGAGTTATTTAACCTCTCATTGCCACCTTTATAGTCTACCATCATAACCATTCTAAAAATTTAGCGACTCTCTGAATATCTCCCATATGTTATACAAATTCGTCCATCTCTGTGGCACTATAAGCACTACCAGTATCGTCTTCGTTATTAGTCCATAAATCTACTATCTCCTCTGGGTATGCCACGTTGAAACTATCTTTAATTAGTTCTAATACTAATGTGTGTCTCTTACTTACGGAAGATACTTGATGTCTAGCGGCACTGATTAAGTATCGTCCTGTTAGATATGTGTCCTGATCGTTTATATCCTCTTTTGTTTCTTCTGAATACTTTGGCATGGCGAAGTGTACTATATCGCCTATGTTAATCTCTGTGTTTCCTGGTACTGTAATCTCTATGACTAAACTATTAATGGCAAGATGTTGACTTACTCGTTTTTGTAGTATATCTTTTGACTGTGGTAATTCGTGTGTGTTATGTACTTTGGCTGTCTCTGATTGTAGAAACAATACACCCTCGTTCTTTGAACCAAATGTCTCGCCCTTATCGTAATTAAAGAAAGGGAGTATACCATTGTTGTCTAACTTATCACCTTTGGCATCTTGTTCTAAATGATTTTGTTTAGGATATTCTAAATTGTAGTCAAAATCGTGTGTGGCGAAAGTCTTATTGTATAGGTCATGTGTGATTAATCTACTCGCATATACACCATGAGCTGTGTTTTGTAATGTGTTGAATTGTGATAACACTTTAAAGTCTTCTACTGATTGTAGATTGTATGTATCATCTTCACCTGTGTTTTTTATCTTTGGTGTGTAGTTAGCCTTGATAGGTCTAGGTGTACCATCTTTATTACAGAATAGTCCTTCATATGACTTAAATTGAAAACCATGTGCGTTCTCGTAAAACAACATACCACTGTTTTCATAACTCAATGATCTACAGTTTCTTCTTAAATATCTTATGGCGTTTGTTGGCTTAACTCTAGGTATAACAAACTTGTGTACACCTTTTGTTTCTTCTACTAATACATCTTTCTTTGTCTTTAGATAGTTGTAACATATGTCTGTAACCATCTGATCAATTGATCCACTAAATGCTTGTGACACTCTTGTTTGATTATCTCTTATCGCCTCTAGTGATATAAACTTTAGTGTGTACACTTGTGATCTAGGATTACCACCTTTTCTATTCTCTAACGCATACACAAACATTGGGTGACCTGACTTAACTGAAAAGTCAAAACCTTTATCTGTGTTTGGTGATCTAAAGAAAAACTCTAATCGTTCAAATCCTGTGATGGGAAGTTCTTGTATGGCGTTTGTACCATCTATTAGTGTTAAGTCGCCTGATAGAAATGGGCTGTTTATATCTTCGTAAATATTAAACTCAACAAGTAGGTCTCTTATGTCAAGTCTATTAGGTGTACCATCACCATCAAATGATGAATATGATATTAGATTGACACCACCTAACTGAAAGGCACCCGCTCTATCAATTTGATCAGTCATTATTTCCTCACTAGTGTATTAAATTCTTCAATAAATGTTGATAGATAACTTTCGTTTAGTAGTTTAATTTTTCTTTTCTCATCTTGTAAACGTTGCTCATATTCCCGATTACTGACGCTTTGCGCCCCCGTAGCGTCACTGTTTACCTCAATTAGATATGAATAGTCGTCTGGTCCACTAGCTTTTGTTTTACCACTTGATTGTGTTAATTCGTAGTGATGTATAGCATCTGGATTAGTGTACTTGTCTTTTATAAATGTCTCAAATGTTTGTTCACTCATAGGCCAGTCATAATATACATCAGTTATATTATTTGTCAATAGAATAATCCAATGGTAATTTGCTGAACCAAAGTGTTTAAATGCTGTGTCTTCTGGTCTCTCACCACTAGGCACATCATATGTATCATATAAACTTACCTCATCAACAACTTTTTCTCTAACCTTTACACGAGTCATTAAATCTGTGACTAGTTTTTGTTGTCCGTCACCTTTTAAATCGTAATAACCTTTTTCAAATTGATTAAAATACATATTAGTGTCCTACTGCAATTGTCTCTTTTGTCATAATTTCTAATTCAACAAAGTCTAAATCAATTTTTGTTAATACTGGCGCTGCACCTTTATCATCACCTTTAAATGTAGTGAACACACCTTCTGGTGAGTAATCTAAACTCATACCTCTTAAAGCACATCTACTAATCTTTGGCACATACATATTGGCACCGTCTCTATACATATATGTTATTTGAAATTGGTTTGGTGCAGTTAGATAACCTGGACCTTTTTTCTCTGGCATCATGTTAAATTTAAATATCTCTATAATTCTTTGTACTTCGTCTTTTTCTTGTTCGTTCTTTGGTGCAAACTCATAAGGAAAAGCAAACTCTCTTAATGGTACAGATTTAAATACCATTTCTAAATTAGGGTTCTTTGAGAAACCTCTACCTTTATCAACTGCCGCACCTAAACCAGGTAATGCAATCTCTAACGCTCCTACAGTGACAGTTTCTAAAAAGTTAGCCATTGTACCACCTGCAGTTGACCCTAAATTACCTTTACCATCAAAAAAACCAGCCATTGTACCAACGATACCTGTATCAATTCCTTCATAACCAACTTTGTAATCAAACTTAACTGCTGGTGGTGTGTACAATATGATACTATCTGATATTCTAGTATGTGTTTGTAAATGTTTTTTACTATTAATACCTGACGCTTGATTTCTTAATATCTTTTCAGTACCTTTAGCAAACCCTTGTTGTTTTAATCTAGCTAATCTTTTATCTTGGAATGCTTGTAATTTACCTTCACCTACCATACCTAATGATTCTGGAAATGATTTACTATTCGCTCTATCACCAGGTGTTGATCCACCTTTACCATAACTTGTTTTTTTGTTTTCAATCACATCAAATATGATATAGTGACCATCTGCTAAATTAGTGGTCTCTTGTGGGTATTGTGCGATACCATAGTTGTAAGGATTGACAGTAGCGCCCATGTGTGCCACAGGACTTTTTGACATATCCAATGGTGATTTATTAGCCAACTTCGCAGCTAGTTTTTTTGGTTGACCAAATGCTGCGTTTTGAAAACCACTAATTAAATTACTGGCTACCTTTTGTTTGATAATACTTTTTACTTTGTTTGTGAAAAAACCCATTTTAATCCTTTATATATATTCTATATTTATAACATTATGAAGAAGTCTTACAAAGGTTTATATCGTCCTAGCAACCCTAAAAAATATGTTGGTGATGTCACAAAGATAGTATATCGTTCATTATTAGAGCGTAAGTTCATGCTGTACTGTGACCGTAATCCTGATATAACATATTGGGCTAGTGAAGAATTAGCGATTAGATATTACAATCCACTTGACAAAAAGTACCATAGATACTATCCTGACTTCATAGTTCGTACAGTCAAAGGTGATAAGATATTAATAGAGATTAAACCATCACGCCAAACCAAACCACCAAAAACACCTACAAAAAAGACAAGAGCATTCATGCGTTCTAGTTTTGAGTATATTAAGAATAGAGCGAAGTGGAAAGCAGCAACACAATATGCTGATGATAACAATGCGAAGTTTAAATTGATTACTGAAAAAGACTTAGGTAGTTATTAGTCTGCCATCGCACCATAAAGTCTAAATCTACTATAATCATCATTTCTAGCACTTGCAGCCATTGAATTTGTAGTATTATTATTTACAGCATTATTGTTTATTACTGCGGCAGCATTGTTTACACTTGATTGACTATTGTTTGTGTTTAGGAATGGTAATCCTTGTCCAGCAGTTGAAACTGCACCACTTTGAGCAGCAGATACTGTACCTTTACTATCTGCTGAAACAATCTCTGCGGGACTATCAGGCATAGGTACGTTTTCTAATGGATCAATATTAACTCCAAAAATTCCTAACTTATCATTTATTAATGTGATTACAGAGTTAATCATATCAATAAAGAAGTTTTGTATTTTAGCAAATACACCTTTAAAGAAATCTGATATTTTACCTGGTATGGCTTTTACATCTTCTACAAAATTATTGAATGCTTCACCTATTAGAGCAAACTTTTCTGTAAAGAAATCTTTTATTTGTCCTGGTATAGCCATAATCTTATCTTTAAACTCTATTAATTTTAGTTTATTATCTTCAATCACTTGCATTAGTTTTACTAGTCCTACTATTACTAATGCTATGGCAGCTACTATTGCTGCTCCAATAGCGATAAATGGTAACATTGACACAATCGCACCCATCATACCCATAATAAAACTTTTAAACATTACTGCAGCTTTTTTTATAAAACCAAATAATGTCTTTCCTAAAGCTTTAAACGCCGTACCCATTGCCTTTAAAGGTTTCATTAAAAATTTTAGTGGTTTCAATAGATTACCAAAAAACATACCCAAATCTTTTACAGCATTTACAGGCGCCATCAAACCATCTACAAGAGCACCACCAATATCTCTTATTTGATCTGGCACATAGTCATCTACAAATTGACTAGCACGTTCTCTAATTGACATTTGTGCGTCATTGCTTGTTTCTTCTTCGGTTTTGTTAAGTGACTCTAATAACTTTTCTCTTTTTTGCTCTTTTTCTATAATGGCATTTTGTGAGTCAACAACGTCTTTGCTAATGCCTTCTCCACTAGCAACACCTTGTTCCTGTATTAATTTTCTTTTTATTTCTAAATCTTGTTTATCTGTTTTTATTTGTGTATTTAAAGTTTCTATTGCTTCTTCTCTTTTTCTTATCTCTTCCTGTGATAATATGTTTATCTCACCCATCGCTCCAATTTCAGCTTTTATATTACTCTCTCTTAACTCTCTTATAGTTTTTTCTGACTTACTAATTCTAGCTTCTCTTTGATCTACAAATTTACCAAGTTCTTTACTGTAATCTTTTATGTCGCCACCAAAGTTTTGTAATAGTTTATCTAACTTCTCTAGTCCTTGTGAAAATCTATTGACTGGCCCAGCTCTTAGGTCTTCTGTTATGTCGGCAACCATTTGTGGTATACTAGGTGTGACTGCTTTAGCAGCGGCAGTAATAGATACACTCGCAGATGCAAATATTGTATTCGCAATCTCTTTTACAGAACCTGTTATAAGTTCTTTTACTCCTGGTTGGTTTGTATCTACTACTGGTAGTGCCATTATTTTTTACTCTTACTTGTTCCTGTGTATAGGCCAAACCAAGCAGCACCAGCACCAACTACGATACTAATTAAACCACTTTGTTCCATTGTAGGTGCGCCTAAGTTCATATACCATATAACACATTTGTATAATAAGATTATGTAAACTGTTAAGAATAGTCTTGGAAATATTCTCCAAGCTTCAACAGCTCTCGCCATATGAATTAATTTTGAGTATGGCTTAGGTCCCATATCTTTTACAGATGTATCTAATTCTAAATCAACTTTTACTTTTTTAGTGATTTCTTTCTTATCAGCAGGTACAACAATTTTATCTTCTACTTCACTCATTATTTTTTCATTCCCTCTCGTCTTCGTTTATCGTTTTCTTCTTTAATATAGTTTGTTAATAAAGTCACATATACCTCTTTTTCCCAAGGCATTAGATTATCTAATTCTGTCAATGAATATTTATGATGTTGCATAAGGGCAAAATTATTTTCATAGTAGGCCTCTAGGCTGTTATGGGCGAGGCTTATTGAAAAAAATCTTGTAATCCCTTAAATGTCACTTCACTTTTAACACCAGTCTTTGGATTAGTCACCTCTACAGTGTGTCTCAATTGTGGCGCACTCTCAAAAAACTTCTTAATATCACCAAATGCTTTTTGTGTAATACTTTCTATAAATTCTTTTAGTTCTTTTAGTGTACTATCTTTCGCAGGATATGTTTTGTCGCCCTCATAGATGTGGTCAATACATGAACAGATAACATTAAACGTACTATCTGCGTCACTCTTGTTTACATCAAAACCAGCCTTGGTTATTCCTAACGATGGATAGTTCAAAACTATACCTAAATTTCTTTTTTCGTCTATCACAATTTTGTTTGTGTGATCGTCTTCTACTTGTACCTGTACTTCAGATAAATCAAGTTCAACATCTGTTGCAGTTTGTTTATCATCTGGACAAATAACTTTAAACTTTGATTTCTCACCAACTGATGTAGCTCTTATTTGTAATAACAAATATTCTATATCAAACATTGGTAATTTTTCTATATCAAGTTCATTAAACGTACATGCTTTTAAAACTTCTTTAGTCGCATTTATTATTTCATTATTGTCTTTTGATTCCATAGCCATTAGTAATATCTTTTCTTCTTTTACTAAAAATGGTCTATATTGTACTTGCGTATCTTGTGAGGCAAGTGTGCATTCATATCTTGGTGTCTCAACTATTGGTAATGCCATTATATCTCCTTATTATATTAAATATTTAGTGGTGGTATTTTAAATGGTGGGAATACTCTACCACCAGTTATTCTACCTATCGG